ACTCAAGCTGCCATAAAATCCAATCTTTTAAATTATTTATTAACTGATAATAGAGAACGTATTTTCAATCCTAATTTTGGATCAGGAATTAGAGGTATGTTGTTTGAACAAATAACAACTTCAACAGCAGCTGAATTGAGAAATATGATAGTTCAAGAACTTGCTACTTATTTCCCAAATATTATTATTGAAAAATTAGACGTTACTCCTATTGAAGATTTAAACACACTACAGATATTTTTTAGATACTCTGTTGCGTTAACTAATATTCAAGATGAAATTCAAGTAACATTCCAAAACTCACAAACAACACCTCCAAATGCCATCTAGTAAGAAAATATCATATATAAATAAAGATTTTGATACGTTTAAGCAACAATTAATTACATTTGCTAGAACTTATTATCCTGAATCTTATAATGACTTTACAGAAGCATCTCCAGGTATGATGTTTATTGAGCAAGCCTCTTATGTAGGTGATGTTTTATCGTTTTATGCTGATAACCAAATGCAGGAAAACTTTGTTCAATTTGCAAAACAAAGAAAAAGTTTACTTGCTGCTGCTTATAGAGGAGGTTATACTCCTAAAGTTACTGCTGCATCAAGTGTAGTAGTAGATGTATATCAAATTTTACCTTCTACAATTATATTTGGACAAACAGTTCCTGATTGGAATTATGCTTTGATTATTGAACAAGGAGCTCAATTAGCATATGTAGGTGATCCTTCAATTAAATTCTATATTAAGAATAAAATTGATTTTACCCAATCAGGCTCTAATAATCCAACAGAATTATCTGTACGTTCATTAAATTCACTTAATCAACCAGATTATTATCTTGTTAAAAAGCAAGCAATAGCTGTTGCTGGTGAATTAAAAACAGTTGATTTTAGTTTTGGAAATCCAATAAAATTTCCAACTGTAACAATTGCTGATGATAGAATTATTGGTATTGTTAGTGCTGTAGATAGTGATGGTAATAAATGGTCTGAAGTGCCTTATTTAGCACAAGAAACAATTTTTGCCCCTGTAGAAAATACAATTCTAAACGATCCAAATTTATACCAATATAGAAATCAGGTTCCTTATTTATTAAAGTTACAAAAAGTTCCAAGAAGATTTGTAGGTAGATTCTTATCAGATACTAGTTTACAATTACAATTTGGTGCTGGTATTTCAAATGCCGCTGATGAATACATTACTCCAAATCCAGAAAACGTAGGTATAGGTTTACCTTATGGAGTAGATAGAATGACTACAGCGTATGATCCTTCAAACTTTATGTATACAAAAACATATGGTATTGCTCCAGCTAATACAACTATAACAGTTACTTATTTAGCCGGAGGAGGAGTTGCATCAAATGTACCTTCAAATACTTTAGGTGTATTTGTTTCTGGTTCTGTTGCTTTCTATGGCTCAAATCTAAATCAAACAATTGCAACTACTGTTAACCAATCTTTAGTTTTTAATAACGAAATAGCAGCTACAGGTGGTGGAGATGGAGATACAGATGACGATTTAAGATTAAATACTTTAGCATCGTATCCTACACAATTACGTACTGTAACTAAAGATGACTATTTAATTAGAGCAGTTTCTTTGAATCCTCAATATGGTATTGTATCAAAAGCTTATATTACTCAAGATAAAGCAGTTACTCAAGATACTTATGCTCCATTAGAAAACAATCCTTTTGCTTTAAATTTATATATTTTATCAAGAAATAATTTAAATAAATTAGAACCACCTACACCCGCATTAAAAGCCAATTTAAAAACATTTTTAGGCGAGTATAGAATGTTAACTGACGCTATCAGTATTCTTGATGCTTTTATCATTAACATTGGTATAGATTTCGATATCGTTGTTAGACCAAATTATAATAATAAAGCAGTACTAAATAGTTGTTTGGTTGAATTAAATAGATATTTTAATATAGACAATTGGCAAATCAATCAACCCATTATTCTTGCAAACGTTTATACTTTACTTGATACTATAGAAGGTGTTCAAACTGTACAAAAAGTTAATTTTTATAATTTAGTTGGAGAAACAACCGGTTATTCAAAATATGCTTATGATATGAAAGCCGCTACGATTAATGGAATTATTTATCCTTCATTAGATCCAAGTATCTTTGAGGTTAAATATCCAGGAACTGATATCGCAGGCAGAGTAGTAAACTTCTAAAAAGTAATAAGTAAGTATATTTATATAAGATTAATATACTTATGGCAGTTTATAAAATATTCCCAGAAAAAGATGCGTTCATTTGGTCTGAACAGCAAACCCAAAACATGGGTCGTGATGAAATTCTTGAAGTTTCAACATATAATGACCCGGCACCAACCGAAGGTAATTTAAGTGAAATACCCTCTGTAACAAGAGCATTAGTTAAATTCCCCCAGTCTCAAATAGATTCATTACTTGGTAATGTTATTAATATAGCAAATACAAGTAGCGTTTGGACTGCTGTTTTTAATTTATATTTAGCTAACGCTTCTAATTTACCACAAACATATACATTACAATGTAATGCTATTTCTCAATCCTGGGAAATGGGAACCGGAAAAGTAGCAGATAGACCAAGAACATCAAATGGTGTTTCCTGGACTTATCGTTTTTCTTCTGCATCGGCTATTACTTGGCAAACATCAAGTTTTCAAACAAATGTTACTTCATCAGATAATGGAATATTAGGACAAAGAGGTGGTGGTAACTGGTTTATTACTCCTTCTTCATCTCAAACATTTAATTATACATCTGATAAAGATATTAATTTTACAGTTAAACCAATAGTACAAAGATGGTATAGCCATAGTTTATATCCTAATGTTTACCCTGAATCTTTTGGTAATGAGGGATTTATTGTTAAATACACAGGAAGTTTAGAATATAATACTTCAAGTATTCAACAATTAAGTTATTTTTCAATGGATACTCATACTATATATCCTCCTTCATTGACATTTATGTGGGCTGATTATGTTAATAATCCAGGTACTAGTTCTATTATTAACAATAACCAATTTATTACAACCATAGGTAACTTACAACCAGAATTAACTGCTCGTGACGTATATAGATTTAATGTTTATTCAAGAGATCAATATCCTCCTAGGTCATTTCAAACCCAGTCCGTATATTTAAATACCAAAATACTTCCTACAGCAAGCTGTTGGGCTTTAAAAGATGTAGTTACTGGAGAGATGATTGTTGATTTTGATCCTATATATACTAGATTAAGTTCAAATTCTTCTTATAACTATTTTGATGTATATGCTGATGGGTTAGAACCAGAAAGATATTATCAAATATTAATCCAAACAGTTGTTAATGGACAAATAATAACAGTTGATAATCCCGATTATTATTTTAAAATAGTTAGATAATGAGTCAACAAGTTCAATTAACAAAAAAAGTATATGGACGAGGATTGTATCCTCAAATAATTGATACTAACTTTAATCAATTAGTTCCACCAGTAGAGGTAACACCATCTTCTATAACGGTACCTGAATTTTTTGAGGCGTATGAAAATTTATTTTATGAAATTCCAGTAGCTGGAGATATTAATTCACATGAATATCTGGTAGTTAGAAGTTCTGAATATATAGGGGCAACAGTCCAAAATGATGAGATTAATTCTTTGTTAGATGAAATTAACTCATTAAGACAAGAATTGCTAGATGCAAACAAAACAATTTTAGATCTAACAACAAATAGTATAGGTTAATGGAAAATGTAAATATTCAAAATATAAATTACGTAGCGGTTCCCGAGAATCAAGAATATACTCCTAAAGATGAGAGTATACTGAACTCGGTCTTTATTATCAAAAACTTTGGTTATAAAGAAACTGACTATGTTGAAAACTACATTTATTCCCCCTCAAATGAGTTATTATCTTCAAATTATAACTTTACAAATTATAGCGTAGAACTATCTTATGAAGATAGTGTTGTTTTTAATCAACTAACTTTATCACCAGAAAATGATGTTAAAGCACAAGGAATAAACCAGGGTACTGTAAATTCTATTTACTATTTTTATAGAAAATTACTTGGAAGTTCTCCAAATTCTAAATTTTTACTTAAAACAATATCTACAGATCGAACAGAATTACGTGTAGTTCTTCTTTCTGTATCGGTAGATGATTTAGCTGATCAATTTTTTAATTGGTCTAATGAAGTAAATTCAAGAAACTACTATAGTGATTTTACACTTAATTTTGGTAATAATAATACTTTAATTGGTGTAAATATTGCTTATGAAACAGCACTGGTTCCTACTTTATTAATTAAATTATATGAACCTTTACCTGCTGAATATGATATAAATGATAGTTTTTGGTTAGTAGAAGAAATATCAGATCCTATTACTTATGAGGTTACAATTGAACAAGAATTTATTAACGTAATTGAATCTAATCAGTTAAGAGGTCCAAATATTACTATTGATATTGATGAAAAACCAAACTTATCAACCCCTCCATTAACTTTAGACTCATTACGTTCAACAGAAGTAACTTCTTCATTACAACAATTAATATCTTTATTTGATGAAACAAGTGCTGATATTAATATTGAATATGAAATATCTTCTGGTTCAACAACATGTACTGCTTTTGAAAATTTTGTACACTTTTCTTCTGCCGAAGAACGTTTAACAAATTTTAGATATAAATTATCATTAATAGAAACTTATCAAGCAGAAATTAATACTTTAAATTCTGTAGGATCTGTTCCTTATATTTCCGAAAGTAAATTTTCATTACAAGGAAAACTTGATGAAGTAATTAAAAACTTTGATAATTACGAATATTTTCTTTACTATACTTCTGCATCTTCGGCTTGGCCTAAGATAAATAATAGTCAACCGTATCAATTATATCCAATATCAGACCCAGTTGCATTAACTTGGTATGGAGATTCTACTTATGGTTCTCAATATTATGGAGGTCAAATATTAAGTGCATCTGTTTATGATCAACAAAATCCAAATTATGTTTGGAATACAATGCCTATTTATGTTTCAACTGATCCTCAGAACTCAATAATTCAGTTGTTTATTTCAATGTTAGGTCAACACTATGATTATTTATGGACCTACATTAAAGCAATTACTGATATTCAAAATGCAGATAACAGATTAGAACATGGTATTTCAAAAGATTTAGTATCTACAGCGTTACAATCTTTTGGAATTAAATTATATAGTAATAACCGAAACAATGAAGATATTTATACCGCTTTCTTAGGTGTAACTCCTTCTGGTTCGTTAATTCCGTCAACAGGTTCATTATTAATTACAAATTATGTAACCGCTTCAAACCAAACCACTCCAGATAGCGATTTAGTAGCAGAAGGATATAAGCGTTTATACCATAATTTACCATTGTTATTAAAAGCAAAAGGTACTTATAATGGTTTAAGAGCATTAATGAATTGTTTTGGTATTCCTCCCACTTTATTACGTATAGATGAATATGGTGGTGTAAATAAAGATACAAGTCAAGTTCAACAATACTTTGAACGCTTTGCATTCCAAACAGATTTTCAAGGATATGGGAACGTTAATGTTCCTTGGTTACCTTCAATGGCTCAATTTATTGATACAGGTAATCCTAATGTAATGCCTGATGCTATTGAATTTAGATTAAAAACACCAGGTATTCCTTCATCAGATATCATCGAACCTGTATTCCAGGTAGGTGCTGATACTAATTTTAGATTTGGTATTCAACTTGCCTATAGTCAATCTTATAATAATTTTGTAAGTGGTACTATTACATCTCCAGCATCTCCTTATTATAATCAAAGATTAGGAGGTAATTTTCAAGAGTATGGTTTAATGAAATTAGTAATGTCCGGTTCTCAAGGATATTGTTATAGTGATCCTATTTACTTACCCTTCTTTAATAAAGGATGGTGGAGTATTTTATTATATAGACAAAATGGTGCTGCCGATAATATTTCAGACAACACATATTGGGTAGTAGCTAAAAATTCAATTTATCAAGGTGAAGATGGTGCAACAGTAGGTTTTCAAGCATCTTCATCAATATATGTTATGGGAGCTGTTTCCTCTTCTTATAATAATTCTTGGAACTATTATAATGCTACTCCTATAGTATCTGCCTCTTTAATACCTTTAGACGCCTATTTAGGTGGTACTGGTAGTAATGGTGTATTATCACCAAACGGAATTGCATTTACAGGTTCTTTCCAAGATTTAAGATATTGGAGAAATGAATTAGGATTAGAATCATTTAATAAACACGTTTTGAACCCTATGTCTATTCAAAATAATGAATACTCAGGTTCAGACGACTCATATAATGATTTAGTTTTCCGTTTAGGTTTAGGTAATGATTTAATGGCTACTCCTAATGGACTTAATTTTACAGGTAGCCGATATAGTGTGGATGCTTATGGTAACGCTTATTATGCCACAGCTTCATATACTGCCTCCGCTGCTGTATTACAATCAATACATCCAGCAATTACAGGTACTGTAGCTACAACAGCTTCATTTATTATTCCCTATAATCCATCATCTTATGATATTAATATGTATGGAGTTTATAAATACGATCTTACATTAAGTGGAAGTCCTGTTGGCCATTATATATTCACCTCTTCATTTCCAGGAACTAATCCTTCCTATTATAGTGGAAATTATTATACTGGTTCTACAAGTTACCATTTATTTGCCTTATCTTATGGTATAAATAATTCTGGTAGTGCAGGTAATACTACTTATTATGCTTTATTAAACGAACCAAATGTAGGAGCTATTACTGCTGTAAATGATAAGATAAGAATTGTTGATCAAAATATAATAACAGGAAGTACATTATCTCCCTTTATTACTATAACCCAACCCCAATTAGATCCTTTCACACCAGATTTACCTTATATAGATGTAAGTTTATCTCCACAAAATTCTATTGATTATGATATTATCAATCAATTAGGATATTGGAGTATTGACGATTATATAGGTGATCCTCTGGATGCAAGAAGTACTTTTTATCAAAGACTTGCTCAATTAAGAAATTATTACTTTAAAAAATATATTCAAAAATATAGCGTAACAGACATTATGCGTTTGTTAGGTTATTTTGATAACTCATTATTCAAGATGATTAAGGATTGGGTTCCTGGACGTGCTAGTTTAGCATCTGGGGTTATAATTCGTCCACATATTCTTGAAAGAGTTAAAATGCAAAGATTTGAACCTGACTTCTATACAGGAAGTTATTATACTGGTTCAATTCCAATGGTAGATATAACTGCAAGTTATGGTTATCAAGAAGATAGAATCACATTTAATTATGACTATACAACAGCAGCACCAAACGTCCCAACTACAAATTCTGTAGCATCAACATTTACAACTGCTTCTGGAATTTATATTTACAATGTAGATGACCAAATGTCTCCATATAATGGAGAATATGGTGGAAGTCAAATATCAGTTTACCATTTACCTACTTCAAGTATGGTAATGGAACCTAATAATTTAGATTTTCTTGACATGCCTCTTGCAGATCAGGTTCCAACAGCTATAAGTTATTCCGTATTACCTTTCTTACCTACATTAAACACAGTACAAAGTGATAGAAAAAGTACTCAACGATTAGATGTAGATTATTCTTCTAATCCAAACGTAGCAGTAAATAATTACTATATTACTCAAAGATATGATGGTGGTTTAACAGGTTCAACTGCTGCTTCTGCTAATTCTGAATTAGCATTAGCTTTATCTCAACAATCATCTTCATTCTTAAATGCTCCTTCTCAGGATAGTAACTATACAATGAAACCATTAATCGATTCAAAATATAATGGTATCAAATTAGTAGCTAGACAATATAATACTTATTCTGTTGGGGATATTTCATATGGTGATTCACCTGTTATTAGTAAAAATTCAATTTATTTTGCTTACTTTAAAGAAGTAGTAGGCACAGGATCATGTATGGCCCTAACGTCATCTGCTTTACCTTATATCAGTAATGTTTATACAAAGTATTTAATTGATGCTCAATCAAATGTACTTGAATTAACAAAACAAAATAAAAACATATTTTCAATACAAGAAATATTTAATAATCAACAAGCAGTTATTTCATTGTTTAATAATCAACAGCCATCTAAACAAGTATTCTTAGATGGTTTACAAGATATATATGCCGGTGGATTTAGATATACTCCTGTATTATATAATCCTTATGGTGAATCTACATTAAGATACTCTCTTACAACTTCAGTAGTACAACAAATCCCGGCTGCTGGTGAGGGTGGAATGTATAATGCTTCTCAAGCATCCTCAGTATGTATTATTCCTGGTAGCCCTGGAATATCATCTAGTGTTTATTATTATAATCAATCAGGATATCTAGGAGGATATTATAACGTAGGTGCTACAATTTTTCCTACTTTTTCATTACAAAGAACAGGAGATTTAGCTACTACTTATATTGATAAAGCAGTAAACGTATACGTTAAATTTACGGGTAGTCTTAGTTTTACTGCTTATTTTGCTTCAACTGATTATAATTCTCCAGCCTATGTTAGTGTTTCTCCCGGTTATGAATTAGTAAATTTTACATCAGGTTCTGATGTAATAAATGATAATTCTGCTTTTGCTCAGGGACAATTTTATGGTGATGCTTTAATTACCATTCCTGCCTATACTAATTATGTTGACTATAATGGTAATGGAATTTATATAAGTGCTTATGCTGACATTGCAGGTAATACTTCATTTTCTATTCCCTTTGTAAATCAAGGATTTTATCCCCGATCATTAAATTTTAGTAATGCCGGAGGACCAGGAAACGCATATGCAATTACTTCTCAATCTACTTCTACAATTACTCAAATTATATCAGGGGCGGTTGATACAGGATATGGTTCAAATACTTTCTTTAAACGAGATACAGGTTCATTTAATATTTTAACTGGTTCTGTTTCTATGTCTTATTGGTATGGACAATTTATTCAATCAGAATCTGCAGCCGCGGTTGCTGGTGGTTATGAAAGAATAGAAGAAGTATATCGCATTCAAAAAGGAGATTTGTTTAGATTTTATAATAAAGAAAATAATCAATTTGATAAATCTTTTGAAAGAGAAGTTAAAGGTGTAAATATTCCAACTAAAACAACTATTGAAAATAGTGGATTTACTCAAGCTATGACTATTGAATTTGATGACCAAATTGATCCTCGTTCTTGTCAAGATTGGATAACTACTGCGAATAATGATACTGCTTATCAAGTCAGTAAATTCATCATAATGAGAAAACTTCCAGACGAAACAAATATTACACTTAATTATCAAAAACAACCAGGTTTAACCTCAGATGGTATAATTATACCAGCGGATGCCCCAGTAAGTTTAAGAGATGAAGCAGGTAATATTGTAAAACAACTTAAAGCACAAAACTTAATTTAGAAATACAAAAACATTATATTTATATATAGTAAACAATAAAACATGGGATATTTAAATTCGACTACTGTAACAGTAGATGCAATATTAACCACAAAAGGTAGAGAGTTATTAGCAGCAAATGATGGTTCTTTTAGAATTACACAATTTGCATTATCAGATGATGAGATTGATTATACATTATATAATCCAAACCATCCTTCAGGCTCTGCTTTCTATGGTGAAGCTATTGAGGCAATGCCAATTATTGAAGCATTCCCTGATGAAACACAAATTATGAAATACAAGTTATTTACTGCTCCTCGTGGAACAGCAAAATTACCGGTACTTGATATTGGTTATGCTTCAATCACTTTAAAACAAGGTGCTACTTTATCAATCACACCTCAAACATTAAACTATTTAGGTGCTTCTACCACATTCGAATCTTCGGGTTATACGGCCACTATAGGTGACGTTAGAACATTATCTCAGTTTACTGGTGTGGGTATTAATACACCGGAAGTAACCGCTTTAAATACATCTACAACAATAGGAACTAATGTAAGTAAAACAGTAATTGGTACTACAATCAATATGACAGGTACAACTGTAAACGCATTATTTGGTTCATCAGCAACTGCTCTTTATACTCAATTAATTATAACAGGTAGAGATTCAGGTGCTCGTTTAACAGTTCCAGTAACAATTACAAAAGTAACACAATAATAAAATATGAGCTACGTACAACTTAATGCTGAGGATTTTGTAGTAAGTGCGGATTCAGTTACGTCCACTTTATGGTCTAACTTTACTCCTACTTTAAGACAATTCTTCACTTCATCAACAGGGGTTGGTGGAACTACAACAGGATCAGCTAACTATATCAATGTATATAATTACAACCCTGCAACTACAGCAAGCGCTGAAATTCAATTTTCTATCGCCTATGGTAGAGTAGATAGTTCAGGATCTGCTCCTTACAATCTATTAGTTCCTCAAAATACTCCTACAAGAGTAACTTATGGACAATATAGAACATTAGTTAACGGAGATGAAAATACAAATTTCAATTTCGGTAATAACAATACAAGTTCAGTTGATTTATATGTACTTAATATTGAAAGAGCTCGTTATAAAGATCATTTATTTTTAGGTACTTTCAATTTGAATTTATCTGAATTAAATGGAACACAAACAACAAACCAATTACCAACAGTTGGTAGAGCTATTACATTAACAAACAATAGTAATAACGTATCAACAGTTACTTATTGTGATGCAGGTAGAGTTTATGATATTGTGAGTGGTACAAATGGTACTGCAATCACAACAACAAATGCTAATACTCCTGGCGTTACTGCTGGTTATACTCCTTCTGGTTCTTATGGTTGGTACTTACCTGATGTTGGTTTAATTTTATTAAATCCAAGAGCATTAGCATTACCTTTTGCTTCAGGTGGTGTAAATATTCAACCCTATTCTTCTCAAGTTACAACAACTACTAATAGTGATTTAACAGGACCTTCAGGATCAGTAGCTAAATTATTCCAATCTATCTCTGGTTCTTTAAATTCAGGTTCATTTCAAATTAATAGTGAAGAGAATATTTCTTCTGATTATGTGTTTGTAAGAGTAATCAATTCAGAATTTAATTATTCAACAAATCCATCTATCATTAGTGGTAGTGGTGAATTTGTATATCCATCATTAGTAAACAACCCACAAACGTATATTACAACTGTAGGTTTATACAATGATACCAATGAATTATTAGCAGTAGCTAAGATGTCAAAAGCGCTTCCGAAAGATTTTACTAAGGAAGCATATATTCGTGTAAAGTTAGATTTCTAATGAATGAGTTTTGCATACAAAACATTAAAAGGATCGGATACCACTCAGGCGCCGTATGTTGCTAACAAGCAATATACGTTCCCTAGTTCGTCTTTATCAAGTTCGAACATTGTAGTTTATACAGGTGAATATGATCCACAGTACATGATAAGTGGTACTGTTTATAATGCTTTTGATCCAATAAACGATACTCAAGATAACGGATACTATAGAAGATTAATTTTTGATTCAATTCAGAAATTATACTACCAAAACTATATTTCTGGTTCTCAATCGGGTATGTTTTTTGTTTCCTCTGCTTATGACAACTACGATCAAACAACTCTTGTTTCAGGAGCGATGGCCGGAGCTGTAGTAAAAATATTAAATAATTTTACAGCATCCGGGGGCAAATATGGAACAGATTATTATGATTTAGGAAGTTATGCTATTTTAGAACCAACTAAAATAAGAGTAATTTCAATCCCTCAAGACATTTATGGTAATGGTATTAAACCAAATACCTTTTCTATTACAAGTTCAACATACGATATTAGAGATGATGGACAGGGGAATTTGTATGATTATTTATCCACACGTTCATTTTATGACGGAACTGATAAGTACCAACAATCTTACTATTCGGCGAATGCTGAAGGAACATATGTTGGAAATATAGTTTACTCTCCTGGTTTTGCCATTATTACTAACCCAGATTATTTATGTTTTTATCCATCCTCTCCTATTGCGAGAAATGATAATTATACTATATTAAATGTTAGTGAAAGTAAAGTATTACCTATTTTACTTAATGATACTGATGACTGTAAAGAAATTGATGATGCTACAGTAATAACTTACCCATTAGATGGATATACATTCCCTTCATTTTCAATAGTTGGAGGTGAAATTCATATTACTAATTGCGGTGATAATAATTTACAAGTCACCCCAGGTACATATAAAATTTTATATACAGTAAATAATACTGAGGGTGTAATAAGTAATAAAGCTACTTGTAGTTTATATTTACAAAGTAGTAAATTAACTTCATCCTTAATTAGTTTCACCTCAGGATGTTTTAATGATTTAAATAGTCAAACAGCATCATTTACACTTGATTTAGGTATTCCTCCATACAGTTATTCTCTTGATAATTCATCATGGGTACCCCTTAGTCAACAATATGGTGGCAAGTATGGTATTGCTTACTATAATACTAGTTCTTATGCGTTTGGAATTAACGGAATAACAGATTGTGGATTATATCAACCTACTTTTAGTATTAATATTCCTACATCAGATAATGTTAATGTTTACTTTAGAGATGTAGAAGGAACCATAATATCTTATTCTTTAGATACAAGAATGCTTCCCACTATCCCAAATTCAAGTCATTTAGATACTTGTTTAAATGGAAGTACAGGTTGGATTTCAGCTAGTGCTACTGGTGGAAGCCCAGTTAATACTTTATCAGCAAGTATCCAATCAGGTTCATATAACAGTGGTTACTTTCCATTAGTAGGAGGTTCTTATGTATTTACAGGTTTAAATAGTGGTAGTTATACTGTTACTTGGAAAGATGGTAATAATTGTACTACTTCTTCTACAGAAGTTATTACAACTCCTCCCCCAGTTGTTGTTAGTGTTCAAGCAGTAGAAGCTGATTGTCCTAATGATACTGGTACTCCAAATGGTGGTATTGCTGTTAATGTAAGCGGAGGATCAGGAAATTATAATTATAGATGGTGGAATGGTTCTTCATTTGTAAAATTTGTAGAAGATCCTACTGGTTTAGTTGCTGGAACTTATAATTTATTTGTAAGTGATAGTACAGGATGTAATAATACTACTTCAAGTAACATTGTTGTTAATGCTCTTACAGTTATTGGTTTTTCAAGTGCTAGTGTAACTAGTCCATTATGTTATAGTGGTAATAATGGTTCAATTCTTGGTGGTGTGTTAAGTGGTGGTTCTGGCAGTTTAGTTCCTACATGGAATGGCCCAAGTGGATTTACTTCAAATAGTCTTAATATTATTAACTTAGCATCTGGTAACTACTATTTAACAGCATCAGATACTCTTACAGGATGTTATCATATATTCGGTCCTTATACAATTACAACTCCAGCAGAATTTAAATCATCTTCTTTTAGTTATACTAGTTCAGTAGGTTCTACTAATCAAACATTTAATGCTATATTCACAGGTGGTACTCCTCCTTATACAGCATCTTTATATTTAAGTGCAAGTGGAACCGGATTGACATTTGTTACAAGTAGTAGTAGTATGGGTACTGTATCTATGGTTCCTAATATGTGTTATACAGCATCTACTTATTGGACTTTAGATGCCTATGATGCTAATGGTTGTCATATGACAAACTTTATGAGTGGTGCTCAATTATATGTCCCTACTCAAGTAACAGCCCAAAATGTTGTATGTTATTCTTCAATACCAGATGATCCTTTACTTTGTGGGTGTGAAAGTGAAGAATATGTTACTTTTTATATAAGTTCTTCTAACTCAACTGATCCAAATGATTTATTTTATAATTATATGGATTTGTATAATGATGGAGCTAAAATATATAATGATTGTAAATTATCTTCTTTAGCAACAGGTTCTTATTATGGAAACCAAAATGTAGTTACTTTTGGTTCAGGGTCAACAGCAGGAACTATTGCATATTTTGATCCTTGTGCTGTACCACAACCAAACACAGTAACACTTAATATTGTTAATACTGCAAAAATACTATCAGAAACCATCGTAACAACTACCTTTGAAGCTACTAATCCTAATACGCAAATATACACCTTGCCTCTGTATAATGCAACAACTTCAAGTGTACATAACATAGCACAAACTGGCTATCTTGATATGATCTCTTTTGTAGATCAGGCGGTAGGTTTTCCTGGATATGTTACTGTTACTGTTGATGTGCAAATAGATAATCTTGTTCCATACACATCTTATTTTGAATGCTCCTTTTCAACTTCTGCTGTTTTTTATATAAACGGGTCTAATGGAATATTCATAGATTCTGAAAGTGCTTATGTTGTAACTGTAACCTATTCAGCGGGTCTTGGAGAATGTGTATAATCATCCATAATAAATTTAAATATTTATAATAAATGCCATCAAATTTAGTACATACAGGTTCATTCGTTATGAGTTTTAAAAACACGTACATCGTTTACGAAAACGAAATACGTTGTAACATAACTGAAAATGAATTTAATTTATCACAAAATCCAACCATAAGTTCAGGTAGTGGTAATTATATTCTTCCTTTTGCTACTGGCTCTTCATTTAGACCTTATGTAACAACAGTTGGTATTTATAATGAAGTAAATGAATTATTATTAGTAGGAAAGTTATCACAACCTATTCCTATTTCAGACATGGTAGACACTACTTTTATAATAAAGTACGATACCTAAAATAAATTTTATGTCAAATTGGTTATACAATGACGATGGCTCTAAAATAGCTATCGCTGAAGATTTTTCAACAGATAAATATGGTTTTATCTATAAAATAACTAACCTAGAAACAGGTAAGTATTACATAGGTAAAAAAGCATTTTTTCATAATAAGAAGAAAAAACTTACTAAAAAAGAAATTGCTGAACAAACGGGACCTGGCCGTAAAGCAACTACTCGAGTAGATCAAGTAGATAGTGGTTGGAAATTATATTGGGGTTCATCTAAAGAATTACTCGCTGATGTAAAAAAATTAGGCGAGGATAAATTTGAGCGATTAATACTTAAGTTCGCTAAAACAAAAAAACAACTTACATATTACGAATTAGAAAGCCAAATATTGCATAATGCTTTATTTGATAACACTTCCTATAACGATAACATTCTTGGAAAATTTTTTAAGAAAGACTTTGTTACCACAGAATAATTTCGTATATTGAGATTATGGTTAATTCAATACTTGTTGGACTATTAGATAGCGTATTAGGAAGAGGTAATTCTACCGCACGAGGTAATTATGCTTACCAATGTCCATTCTGTAGTCACCATAAGAAAAAATTAGAAATAAACATGGTACCTAATGCTAAAGGAGAAAATCCATGGCATTGCTGGGTATGCGACGCTAAAGGTAAAACATTAGTAGGTTTATTTAAAAAAATTAAGGTTGATAAGGAAAAACTATTTGAATTAAAATCAGCACTTGGATTTTCAGAAAAACGTAAAGACGATAAAGAAGAAGTAATTAAAATTGAATTACCTAAAGAATTTATCCCAATGTATGAGGCAAATCCTAAAAGTATAATGGCTAAACACGCTGCTTTGTACCTTAAAAATAGAGGAATAAAGAAAGAAGACATTATTAAATATAATATTGGTTATTGTGAATCCGGCCGTTATGCCAATATGGTTATTATTCCTTCTTATAATGAAACGGGAAACCTAGAATATTTTGTAGGTCGTAGTTTTGAAAAAGATCCTAGAAAAAAGTTTGATGCGCCTCACTCAAACAAAAATACCCTTATTGGTTTTGCTAATTTAATAAATTGGAATGTACCTGTTATTTTATGTGAAGGTCCATTCGATGCAATATCAATCAAACGAAATGCTATCCCATTATTTGGTAAGAATGTTTCTAAAAAGCTAATGCAGAAACTTGTTACCAATGATGTTAAAAAAGTCTATATCGCACTTGATAAAGACGCTATAAAGAATACTCTAAAATTATCCGAGGAAATTATGAATTCTGGAAAAGAAGTGTATATAGTAGAATTGGAAGATAAAGACCCCAGTGAAATGGGTTTCGAAAATTTTACTAAATTGATACAAAAATCAATTCCACTTACTTTTTCATCATTCTTTTCTCTCAAACTAGCACAAGCATGATAGAAAAAAATTCTAACATTATTCATGATCCTAAAATTAAAAGGGTTATTGAGTACACACAAGACAACAAACAAGTAAATGTATTAGACCAACGTTTTTACAGACGTAATGGTAAATATTATCCATCTGTAACGTCTATTTTAAACTTTTTTCCTAAAAATCAATTTTTCCATAACTGGTTAAAAGATGTAGGACACAACAGTGAAATTATTGCTAATAAAGCAGCAAACGAAGGTACTCAAGTACATAACGCAATTGAAGCATTTTTACTTGGTGAAGAATTAGAATGGATTAATCCTGATGGAAGTGCTAGATATAATTTAGAAGTTTGGAAAATGATTTTGCGTTTTGCTGATTTTTGGAACACATATAAACCAGAATTAGTAACAACAGAATATCATTTATTTTCAGATGAACATTGTTATGCAGGAACAACAGATATTATTTGTCGTTTTCAAGATAAAGTATGGTTATTGGATATTAAAACATCAAATTCAATCCACACTTCATATAATTTACAATTGGCGGCGTACGCTAAAGCATGGAACGAAACTCATAACGAGAATATTGATGAAACTGGTATTATGTGGTTAAAATCATCCACTAGAGGCGCTTCTAAGGACAAAATCCAAGGAAACGGCTGGCAGCTCAAGAATTGTGGTAATATTGAAGATAACTTTAAAATGTTCCTAAACATATACGACATTTATAAACTTGAAAATCCAGATGCTAAACCTATGACTGAATCATTACCAACAACTATTAAGATAATCTAAGCATATTTATTTATGTGAACAACAATCAATTTACAATAGTAATTCCTTGTAAAAATGAAGGAATAAATATATACGATTGTTTAGGATTTATCTGCAGACAAAGAGGAATTAAAAATACTAAAGTCATTGTTGCTGATAATTCTGATGATAAAGAGTCATTAGAATGGTTATATAAAGCTCAAATAGATTACAAATATTCTATTAAAATAGAAGTTATTAAAGGGGGGTATCCAGCTAAAGCGCGCCTTGAAGGTTCGAAATTAGTGGATACCCCTTATATATTATTTTTAGATGCTGATATAATGTTATTAGCAAAAAATATATTAGAGGTTATATCTGACTTTAAAGGAGATTTATTAACTGTTCCTTTTATAACCGAAAAAGGATGGAACTGGGTGTTTCGCATATTTGATTTATTTCAAAATTTAAGTATTAAATTAGGTACACCATTTGCCGTAGGTGGTTTTCAATATTGGAATACTCAAACATACTGGGAATTGGGTGGTTATAAAGAAGATGAATTATTTGCAGAAGATTATTCTTTATCTTCTAAAGTTAAACCTAAAAAATTTTTTATTTTTGAAACCAAAGGGGTATTCACCTCAGCAAGACGCTTTAAGAAAAAAGGCATTAGTTATATGTTTTGGATTATGATTAAAAGCTATATTAATAGAAACAATCCAGAATTTTTTAAACACCATCACAATTATTGGAAATGAGATATCAATCCATTATAGTTTCAGATTTACATTTGGGAACTAAAGATTCTAAAGCAGAAGAGTTTATAGAATTTTTAGAAAAACATCCCACTGATTTATTAATATTAAATGGTGATATTGTAGATGGATGGGCATTAAATAGAGGTACAAAATGGAAAAAACAACATACAAAAGTTATTTCTAAGTTATTAAGGTTATCAAACACAACACAAATAATTTGGATAAGAGGAAACCATGACGAATTTATACAAGATTTTATCGGAACCCATTTGGGGTCAATTGAAATTAGAGAAGATTACATCATCAATACAAAGATTTGGGTGGAAAATGATATATATAGGAATGAAAATTATTATGTTTTTCATGGAGATGTTGTGGATGTTTTTATAACCAAATATAAATGGTTATCTAAGATTGGGGCCGTTGGATATGACTTTGCGTTATGGCTTAATAGAGTTTACAACACATATCGCAAATGGAAAAATTTACCATACCAATCTATATCCCAAAAGATTAAAAGTGGTGTAAAAGCAGCTACTAATTACATTAATGATTTTGAAACTACAGCATTATCAATGGCTCATAAAAAAGGATGTAACGGTGTTATTTGTGGACATATACATCAGCCTGAGGATAGAATAATTAATGGTAAACGATACCTAAATAGTGGTGATTGGATTGAAAATATGAGTGCCATTCTTATTGATCGTAATGGACATATTTGCCTATATAAATAAGTGATTTTGCATATTTATTGGTGTATCTCCTTGGGAGATCACTAATTTTTATTTATCTTCACGTATCATGAAATTAAAAGTAATTAAGGAAGCACCGAAAGATTTAAAAGCAGTATTAATTGCCGGTCCATCTAATGCGGGCAAATCACAATTTGTTAAATCAGTTATTCCTACTGAATATCAAAAGTATGTATTAAATCCTGATAAATTTTATGAGCCTGAATTAGCTAAAATTGGTGGGGGTTCAATGAACATGAAAGATTTTTCACCTGAACAATTATCAGCAGCCGCTAAAGCACAAGCAGTAGCTGTAAAACAATACAGATCGGAATTAGAAAAAGCAATTGGTGATAAACCAGTTATTTTGGATATTACAGGTGGTAGCTTTAATAAAGTAAAAGAAACTAAAACAAAATTAGAAAGTCAAGGATATGATGTGATGATGGTATTATTATATGCATCACCTTATACTACTTTGTCTCGTAATCTTAATAGAGATAGGTCATTAGATCCAGGTATCGTGTTACGTAACTGGGAAGATGTGATTAAAAATGCAGAACAATATGAGCAACTTTTTGGTGCTGACCATTTTGCTTTAATAGATAATGACCCCGAAGGTGCTAATAAAAGTTTTGATTTAGCTGATGTTGAATCACTATTTGAAAAGTCTAAAATTTGGGCTTTAATATCCGACGAAGATAAAATAAAAATAGAAGCACGTATCAAAGAACTTATAGATAGAACTGAAGATGCTCAATTTGTGGCATTTGATGAATTAGCAACTAAATTAAAAGGATTTTTAAAATAATGGCAAACATATATTTTGATATGGATGGTGTATTAGTCGACTACTTTGGTGGTTTGAAAGATACTGCTAAAAAATTAGGCGTAGCCGAAGATGATAATAAAGCTATTTGGGATGAAATTAATAAAAATCCTATTGAATGGTGGACTAATTTAAATCCAATTCCTGATGGCATGAAATTATTTAATGCTGTAAAATCTAAGGAACCATCAATTTTATCTTCGGCGGGTGCTAAACAAGAAACAAAGCAAGGTAAATTAGCTTGGTTAAAAAAGAATGGTTTGTCTCCTTATTTAAAAGAAATTGTATTTGTAAATAACAAATCGGCAAAAAAGAAATATGCCCAAGATGGTGACATATTAATTGACGATAGAAAAGATAATGTTGCTGATTGGGAAATGGCTGGTGGGAAAGGATATGTGTTTAATAACAATTCAGGACAAATTTTACAACAATTAAAATCTGTAAAAGAAAATTATTGGAAAAATTATTTAAATAAAAAACGTTTACAGGAAAATATAATTAAAGAATTTCCTAGTCCTTTCTTTCCAACAATTAAAAATTTTGTTGATTTTGTAGGTAATAGACTTGAATTAAAAGACGTTCCTAAAGTTCATATTATTAATTCTCCAAATTTCTCTCAACAATATAAGAGTTTTGGTGGATATTTACCGGCACAAAATAAAATTTCTGTTGTTGTAAAAGGTAGAGGTTTAGCAGATATATTAAGAACAATTGCTCATGAAATGGTTCATGCGCATCAAAAAGAAGCAAATAAATTAGATATAACCTCTGGTGAAACTGGTTCTCCTATTGAAAACGAAGCAAATGCTTTAGCAGGAGTTATTATGAGAGATTATGGAAAAGAAAATCCAATGATATTTGAGTTATGATAAATTTAAAAGAATTAATTGAAGAAGAAGGCATAACATCCTATCAGATCTATTGTGATATGGATGGTGTTATTGCCGATTTTGAAGCCCGTTTCGATCATTTTTTCGGGATGTCTCCAAGTGAATATGAAGCTAAAAATGGCCGAAGAGCATTTTGGAACCAAATTGATAATAATATAGGAGTTAAGTTCTGGGTTGGTATCCCTTGGATGCCAGACGGACATCAACTTTGGGATTATATTAAAAAATACAATCCAATCTTATTATCCTCTCCATCCACATCAGAATCAAGTCGTATAGGTAAACGCTTGTGGGTAAAAAAATACTTACCGGGTACTAAATTAATTTTAGCATTTCCTGATCAAAAAGCAAATTATTCTGGTGAAGGAAAAATATTAATAGACGATAGATTAGAACCAAACATCCAAATGTGGAGAAATAAAGGGGGTATTGGTATCCATCATACAAGTGCCAGCGACACTATTTCGCAACTTAAAGAATTAGGTTTATGAGTGAATCACAATTAAAAAAAGAATTCTCTCAACGCGATGTAAAGCGTATGAGAGATTTGATTACCGGAAATTTTGGTGATAGAACACAAGTTCAGGTAGGTTATGAAAAACAAAACCAAGAATATCAGGAAGATGATATTTGGGAGGAAAGTGGTAAAGTTTGGACTATTAAAAACGGTATCAAACAAACAGTTACTAAGTATGATAATTTAAAACGCATGGTTTCTATGCCTTTAACTTGTCCTAATTGTGGCCGTCATATGAAAGTACATGAATACAATAAAAAGATGTGGGCAATCCATAAAACATGTTTTGATTGTGTGATTGAATACGAAACTAAGTTACGCCAAGAAGGTAAATTTGAAGAATACCAAAAAGGCATCATGAATTTAAACAAGGATGCATTATTAGACGAAACTTTAGAAGCAATTGATGATTGGGCCAGCATAACTAGTACTTTTGTTAATGAAGCAGGTGATGTCGAATCGTGGGGTGGTGGTGCTGTTAGTGCAGAAGAAGTACAAACATTGAAAGAACAAATTAAAGAATTAAAGAAACGATCTATTTAGAATATTTATCGCTATGAACGATAATATTTACACTGTTTTGATGACTGCTGTTACAGTATTAGGAAGTGCTGCGGCTTTTCGTTTTTATGAAAAAAAGTCAATGCGCAAAGAACGTGATGAAGAATTTATTCGTCATGACTGTAAAGATAGAATATCTAAACTAGAAGCATTACTTGAACGTTCAGCATCAGAAAAAGATGAGTTACGAACTATGGTATTAGGACTTACCAAAGAAGTGGCAGCTTTAACCGTTAAGGTTGAATTCTTAACTGCCGAAAATAATAAACTCGAAAGAGCATTAAGATAATTAAATAATTTAGATATTTTTCGTATATTTATATAGAGATAACTCTATTTAAAATATACAAATATGCCCTATACATCAGTCGGTAAATGCGTTTACAAAAAGAACGAAGACGGTAAACGTGGTGAAAAGGTAGGATGCACAAAAGGTGCAATTAAAGACTACTTAGCCGCATTATACGCTTCAGACAAAAACGAAGCAAAATTAGCACATCAACAAATCAAAGAAGCACTTCAAGATAATGTTGACCCAACAACAGCAGCTCTTAATATTGATGACCAATTAGGTACATTCTTTATTGTGCAAAAACCTACAAAAGATGCAGCGGTTGAAAATATTGTGTGCGAAGGTGATTTATTTACTATCGCTAACTTATTTAAACGTGGTTTAGATTTTGATAACGTGTTTGGCCTATATAAAACCGCAGAAAAAGCTCAAAGAGTTGGTGAATCATTAATTAAAGAAATGAGAAACCAAATGAGAGAAAATCTTAAAGCAGGTGATGTAAAAGTATCTGAACTTGAACAAGATATTCAAGATACTAAGATGGAAATTGAACATCATATGCAATCAGCTATGACTGAACCTGGTACTCGTGACGCACGCTTTGCCGATGCTGAAAGATTATTAGATGTTCTTAAAGCAAAAGAAGCTATGTTAGCTAAATTAAAAGGTGCTTTAGAAACAGAAGTAAAAAAATTAGACGAAGCAGAAAAAACTAAAAAATAATGAATTCACTAGCAGCATTCCTTTCAATATTATTTGAAGCAAGAAAACAAGCACATATCTATCATTTACAAGTTAAAGGATTAGGTTCATATGCCGCTCACAAAGCGTTAAATGAATTCTATGATGAACTTTTAGAATTAATTGATGGTTTAGCTGAATCATCCCAAGGTAAGTACGGTATAATCACAGGTTATACTAATGCCTTTGAAGTAAAAGATCTTAATAATATCCAGGACGCATTATTATTCGTTCAGGAATTAGCATTACTTGTTGAAGTAGAAAGAGCAACAATTCCTCAAGATTCATATATTCAAAATCAAATAGATGAATTAGTAGCTTTATTATATTCAACCGTTTATAAGCTCCAAAACTTACAATAATGTCAGTAGACTTAAAAGTTTTAATTAGAGAATCTATTGAGCGTCTTTTAGAAGAAGATGTTAAATTTGCCGAAGGTGAAACAGTAAAAACTACCGATGGTAAAAAAGGTGAAATAACCTTAGCTAAACATCCATTCTATGCTATCGCATTAAGTGATGGCTCTACTAGATCATATCATTTTTCTGATTTGATTAAGGGCGTTCAAGAAAAAATGGAATACAAAGGTGATAAAAAAGATTTATCTCCTGCTTTAGAATTTCATATTAAAAATGGTTTAAGTTTATTTGAAAATGTATTTCGTCCTGAATCAAAAGCTTATTTTGATTTATTTGCTGAGGCAAGAAAATTATACAACGAAGGTTTACTAAAATTAACCAAAGAAGAAATTGAATTACTTGAATCCGGTATAGGTGAAACAGTAATTTTAGAAAATAAAACAGTACATTTAGGATTGCCATTTTTAGGTGACCCTGAATTTATTAATGAAGCCGAGGATAAAAAACAACCTGCTTTAGGTAAACCCCATAGAGGTGGTTCTAAAAAATTCTACGTTTATGTTAAGAATCCTAAGACAAAGAAAATTAAAAAAGTATCTTTCGGTGATACAACAGGATTACGTGCAAAATTAAATAATCCAAAAGCAAGACAAGCATTTGCTGCTCGACATAAATGCGCTCAAAAGAAAGATAGAACAAAAGCATCATATTGGTCATGTAGATTACCAAGATATGCTAAACTATTAGGTTTTAAAACATCATTCAGTGGATATTGGTAAGCCATACATCGATTTAGAAGTCACAGACGAATATATTATACGAGAGTTCAATGAGGATATAGACCCCATTGAACTTCTCTGGCATCGCGATGATGAAGATCGCTTAATTGAAATAATAGGAGATACAAACTGGTCTATACAACTAGAAAACCAATTACCAGCCTCCATGAACAAGCCCATATTTATACCAAGACATGAATGGCACCGAACCATTAAGGGAACGGGCAAGTTGCGTATAAAAATACATAAATTATGAGCTTTATTAAAGACTTGTTCAAAGACAACAACGACATCAACGAAAAATCAGTAGTTGGATTCCTATCATTCATTTGTATGGTAGTTGCCCTAATTGTAGACCTAGTAACGGGAGCAATGGGTAAAGAAATGGTAATTAATCAATTTATTTTCGATGGCTTCCTAGTAATTACTTTAGGTGCTTTCGGTATTGCTTCTATTGACAAATACATCAATAGAAAAAACGAAATCGAACAATTAAAAATTAAAGACTAATGGATTTAACTAAATTAAAAGGCCATGTGCCTGACACTGTAATCAATCAAATCCCTGGAGTAATGGATAAATTCCAAATTAATACTCCACTACGTTTAGCACACTTTTTAGCTCAATGTGGGCATGAGAGTGGTGGTTTCCGTTTAACTAAAGAAAACTTAAACTATAGTGCTAAAGGTTTAATGGGTATATTTAAAAAATATTTTCCATCCGAAGCAAAAGCAAATGAATATGCTAGAAAACCTGAAAAAATCGCAAATTTGGTATATGGTAACAGAATGGGTAACGGCCCTGAATCAACAGGTGACGGAGCTAAGTATTGTGGTCGCGGCTATATTCAGTTAACCGGTAAAGACAACTACACCGCATTCGGTAAATCAATTAATGAAGATATTGCAGCTAACCCAACATTGGTTGCTGACAAATATGCTTTATTATCTGCTGCTTGGTTTTTTACCAAAAATAAATTACATTTAATGGCTGATGAAGGCGCTTCTGATTTAGTTGTTACTAAAATAACTAAGCGTGTAAATGGTGGTACAATTGGTTTACCTGATCGTATCAAACATTTCAAAGAATATCATGCTTTATTAGCATAATATATTTATATATCGCAAAATGATAAAACTAGCTGATATATTATGTGAATTTATTAATGAGGATAGATGCCAAAGAATAGCAAATAAACGCTATGACAAACCCTCAGCATATAAATCAGGAGCAATTGTTCGTTGCCGTAAAGGTAATATTTGGAAAGGATTAAAAGAAGAAATAGCCTTACAAGAAAAAGAAACTTTACGTAAGTGGTTTGATAGACAAGGGGCACCAGGAAGTAGTGGAGGTTGGGTAGATTGTAATACTTGTCGTGAAGTAGATGGAAAAAAGAAATGTAAACCTTGTGGACGTCAAAAAGGAGAAAAGCGTGCTAAGTACCCATCATGTCGTCCCACACCCTCACAATGTAAAAGACCCGGTAAAGGTAAAACCTGGGGTAAAACAAAATAGAATATGAAACTAAAAGACATTTTATTAGAAGTAGAATCAGACCAGAAAGTAGACGTTGCTGTAGATGCAATCGGTCAAGAGTTAAAAAAATTATCCCTAGGTGTTGAAGATGCCTTAGAAGATGCTGATGCTAATAAGCAAGAAGCAGTATTAACAACAGCTGGTTTATTACTTGCTCTTCCTACTATGTTAGGTTTAGTTGCTCGTACAGGTAAAGCTATAACAAGTATAGTTCAAAAAACATTAGGTAAAAAACCACAAGATCAAAGTGGTGCTGAAAAATACTTCCAACAATTAGGTAGAGTAGCTGATGAATTACATCATTTATATATGAAACCAATTGAGTTAGTAGTTAGAAAATTTATAAAGGATCCTAAAAAGGCACATGCTGTATCAAGTGGTATATTCCATATTATTGTAGCAGTAATGTGTGTAGCCTCAGGAGTAGGTGC